ATTGGGCTGTTCCAGTTAATCATTTATGCCACCTCATATACTACTTGGAAGGAAAGTTCGTCGCCATTTGCCAAGGTCATTGCTGGAGTATTTGCCCCCATAAAATCTCCTGCTGAAGATGACATTCCATAAACAACATCACTTGTGATTATTGCTGACCCTGTATAAAAACCCACTCCAGCATCAGTAACGAAATAAGTTCCACGAGTAAATCTTGAACCTTGCGTTACGGGCAATAATCCAGACGGCAAACTTATTGTAATTGCTCCATTCACCGCACCTGCGCTTGTTACAACCACGAGGACTTGAACAAAAACTAATTTGTCAATTTGTAAGTACTTGGCATAAGAAACAGTTTTTGTTACTGTCGTTGCGCCACCTTTAACGACTGGCGTGTAAGAAGTCCAAGTATATGAAGGCGAAGAAGCAGTAGCCCATTTCAAACCAGTTGAAGCGGTACTATCCGCCACAAGTGTTTGGCCGTTTGTGCCAACGCCAAGGCGAGCGTCTGCGGTGTCAAAAGTAAATAGATCGCCCTTAGTTGTCAGTGGTGTCACATCTGCCGTTGTTGTCCACGCTGGCACACCGCCTGAAACTGCTAAAACTTGACCAGTTGTCCCGATTGGTAAACGTGTGTTTGTGTTAGCAGTTGCAGATCTATAAGCAATATCTCCAAGAGTTGTCTCTGGATTAAGAGCTTTGAGAGATGTATCAACCGGCTGACCGAATGCAGCAAAGTCGGCTGGAAGGTCGGTGACTAGATCGGTGCTCGTTGGCATCGGCCAGCCATAGTTTGTTGTTGGATTAGCCATTTATTTTTCCTTTCATCATGAGACGATTGTAGCGTTTGCCCAATCTAATACTGGCGACACACTAAGCCATGTTTCCGATGGCGGCACATCAGCCCACTGCATCGCTTGCAGTGAATAGGCCAGTGGAGACATTAGCAAAGTGACATCAAGTTGATTGTATGAGGCACGGAAAGTCCAGCCCTCAACGAAGCCTTGAAAGACTCCGGCGGACATATTTGGCGGAAGGTCATTAAGTGCAATCGGCTGACCCATAAAGATATTGATAAGAGCGTCACGATCACTGTTATCCAGCTCTGGATTGGTTAATGCGTAGGTAATTGAATCAAAGATTGGCTGCGGATAAGCTCTGAGTGCAAGATAGAACGCAGCTTGATCTTCGGCGTCGGCTCGATGTTTTATGGTTGTCGTAATAATTTGAGCAAGGTCGCCATAGAGTCCGATTGATGCCACATCGGTGTCGCTTACTTGACTTGATGAGTTTGTGCCGTAGTTGATAGTGATGTCATTACGCACATCTCCAGCCCTTGTTTTAATAGTAATACCGCGTCCTAAAGCGTGATTAGCAGTGAGATCCGTGTATCCGTAAGTCGCAAGGTAGGTCGTGCGGTGAGTCGAGTCACCATAAGAAATAAGGCCAGAAGCGTCCTCGTATAAATAACCTAATCCGCTAGTGGCAAGCGCGGCGACTAAATCATAGACGACTGTGCGATTGGAAGAGCGTTGCGCCAGCTCGTAATTGCCTGGAGTATCAATTTCTCCGTAGCCTGTATTGCCAGCGTTTGCCCAGGTAATAGTTGGATCATAGTTATTCCACTGGAGCGCGGCTGGAACTTGTTGCCATTGAGCAAAGAGAACCTGACGCAGAATTGTCTCTATTTGATTGCCATCAAAGTCCTGATGGAGCACGCCATCTGTGAGAGCCTTTTGGAGCCTTGCAAGGGCTCCTAGAGCCGTGATGGTGACTTCTTGAGTGTAAGCGCTAGAGCCGACTTGAGACACGCTTACGGCAATATCGACGACCGAACCGCCAAAGATTGGCACATAAACCGCCGAAGTATCTTGAACCTCGATTGAGATGGTGTCGTTAATTTCGTAAGGTAATGCAGCTTGATTAAAGATGATGAGAGTAATTGAGCAATAGCCGGCTTGAGCCTGTGTGTAGATATTAGTGCGCCCTGATGTAATGCTTAAATTAGCAAGAACCGAATCAGTGATGTCAGTGCCATCAATTTTGACGCGCCAGACTGGAGCCCACTGTGTCATTAGACGGCCTGAAGTGCGCCGGCTCCGCCAGTGCCACGATAGAAGGAATCATTAAGCACATTGACGATTGTGCGAGCCGTGCCTTCGGCATCGATTGCGCCATTGACTGTCAAATTGATGCGCGCAGCGTTCTGAGAATCCGTAAATCCTCCTCCGCCCATAGCAGCTAAGCGAGCTGCATTCTGTGAATCGGTAAAGCCTCCGCCTACGCGAACCGCGCCCGATGCGGCTGATGAGACTCCTCCGCCCGAAGTAGTTGTAGATCCTGTTCCAGTCGAAGCGGACACACTAGGAACCGAGATTGTAGGAATGCTAGGTGTTGCAGTAGTCGTCTTTGGAATCGTGACTGTTGGAACGCTGACTTGAGGAGCTGAAATCTGTGAGACGTTAGGCAAGAATGGAATGGAGTTGTACACACGAATAAGAGCATTGATTCCAGCAACGGCTCCAGCGATCAATCCGTTCAAGCCTTTGATGACCGCACCGATGACATTGATAACTCCGCCAGCAATTTCGCCGACTACCTTAAAGGCTCCGCCTAAGACTGTGACCAGAACCGGCACGACATACTTTTGAATAAAGCCGATAAACTCTGAGAAGGTTTCTTTATTCTTTTCAATGGCGTCCGTGATTGGCTTAAAGAAGTCAGCAAACTTTCCAAGTGCCGGAACGACTTGATTGACCACGAACTCAACAAGCTGCTGAATGATTGGCAAAAGCTTTGCACCGACTGATTCTTTGGCTTCATCAAAGGTCACTTTAAGAATCTCAAGGCGTCCGGCGAATGTCTCTGCGTTAGCTGCTGCTGCGCCACCGAATAGATCTGAAAGCCTGGTCTGTGTTTCTTCGAATGACATCGCTTTAAGCTCTGCGGCCGATAATCCGATGCCTAGCTTGCCTAAAGCTGCCGTGTTGCCGTCGTAGGCTTTACCAAGTGCGTTAGCTACTGAATCTAGGCCTTTACCAGTAGCTTGAGAAATGTCTAGTGCAAGATTGAGGAGATCCTGAGCCTTTGTGACATCGTTTGTAGAGAGCGATAGTCGCTGCAACGCTGGACGCAATTTATCGTCTGCCACACCTGTCGCCAGAGATGTTTTGAGAATCTGCTTTTCGACTGATGCAATCATGTCATTCGTTGCACCAGTTGCATTCTTTAACGCAGTGGCTAGGCGAACCTGAGCAGCTTCATCTTCAATCGCAGCTTTGACTCCATCGACTGCAAGCTTGACGGCGTAGGCTCCAGCAGCAGCTCCGGCGGCTGCAAATGCTAGGCCAGCCTTCTTGCTAAATTCGCCCATCTTTGATGATGAGTTATCTACGTCTCCATTAGCTTGAGCCAGTGATTTTTTTAGCTGATCTACATCAGCAAGAATCGAGAGCTTGAGTGTTCTACTTTGTCCAGCCATCACCACTCCTTCAAGATTCGGTCAAATGCATTTTCCCACTTTGCAATCAAGTCTGGCTGTATTTCGCGAAGTGTCGGATAAATAAACCAACCTTTGGAACCAGCGCCTTTTGTAGATTGGCCTGACCAGACTGGAAATTGCTTAAACTTATTAGATCCGAACTCTGTACCGCCCCAGAGATCCTTTGTTGTTCCACCACCAGAAAACTTTTGACTTACGAAGCCAAATGAGAGCTCACCAATCTTGGAAGATTTTGACACACGGGAGCCACTGGCAATACGGTCGGCGGCCTTGCCTCTGGTGACGGCTTTCTGCTGGATTTTGCCTTGAGCGAATTCTGCCAGAGCTGACGATTCTCTTTTAGCTGCATCAGTAGCTTCTGCGTCCATCGCCTTGAATGCTGATGTAATGCGACGAAGATCTGCCTTGTCATAGGCAATCTCAACGTTGTCGCTCACTTTGTTTCTCCAGTATCTCGAAGGCCGTATAGATCTGCTCCGCCGTCGTCCATTCGCTCATCGGTATTCCTGTGGCTATAGCTAACTCCACCAGGATTCGATTTACGCTTCCGGCGGCGTAACTTTTGGGAGAACGTCACCGACTGTCACGTCGGCCACTGTTTCACACCAGATTTCATAGCCTTTGATTGGCTTGCCACCGGCTTCACGCTTCATCGCATTCCACGCAAGGAAGAGAAGATCAGAGATTCCGATCTTCTCCTGCGCTTGCGAGATTGTGCTGCCTGTCTTTTGTTCCCACTTAGCCCACTCTGGCGGCTGAGCCGTGTATGTGCCAAATTCGCCTGATGTGTATTCGATTGTGATTGGTAGTCTCATTCTTTGCTCCCGTTTCTATTGATTAACTGAATGTTTCGGCTGGTGTGCCACTGACTAACATAGCCCAAGAATCTGTCTGTGCTTCTGGAGCAGTGCCGCCAACTGATGGAAATACTGGAAAGACGTTGCATGTGAAGACTGCGCCAGTAACGGCAGTGAATGACACGGCCAAAGTTGTGTTTGGAGCAGTATCAGCAGCAGTCCACATCGCTTCAAAGAGTGATGATGCAACGCCCCAATCTGCAAGAAGCT